ACTCCAAATCGAAAACACCCCGTAAGCATCGGGCGCGCCTGCCTTTATGCGCCGCGCAGGCCGACGCCTACGCGCGCGGCGTGGTGGACGGCTCGGTGGTGGCGAATGCGCGCATCCGCGACGCCTGCCGGCGCTACCTCGCGGAGCGCGCCGACCCCGGCGCGCACTCGGTGTGGTGGGACGACCAGCGCGCCGACGACGCGCGGGCGTTCGCGCTCAAGTGCGGGCAGGGCGCCGAGGCCGGCGCGGGGCAGCCGCTCGTCTGGATGCCCTGGCAGTGCATGGTCGCCATGGTGCTGCTCGCGCGCCGGCGCGTCGTGGACGGCCGGCGCTCGGACACGCCGGCGACGAAGGCGCTGCTGCTGGCCGTCGGTCGAGGCAACGGGAAGACCGAGTTCGCGGCGAGCCTCCTGATGGCTGCGATGCGCGACACCGAGACACGGCTTGAGTTTGCGTCTGTGTCCACGACCAGTCTGCTGGCTCAGAAGACCTTCGAGCGGATGCAGACCATGGTGAAAACGCTTGGCGGCGAACCGTGGAAGGCGACCGGAGGCACCACCACCGTGCACCCTGGCAAGGTGCGCCATGGCGGCAACCGCTACACGTCTTTGCCGTGCACGGACAACGCGCTCGACGGCCTGACCACCCGCATGATCATTGCAGACGAAGCAGCGCGCATGGACCGGGCCTTCGGCCGGCTGTTGACGGGCCTTGCCAAGTTCCCCACGTCGCAGCTGCTGGCCATCACGACGCCCGACCCGGAGCAGAAGACCCGCCCGATCTGGGGCTACTGGGATGCGCTCGAGCGCTCCATCGCCGACGGCAGCCCGTACCCAGCCGGCTGGTGGCCGATGCTCTACGGGCTCGAGCAGGACGACCAGGCGGCCGACCCGGCGGCGTGGCCCAAGGCCCACCCGGGGCTCGGCACGATCATCGACCCGACGCAGCTCGAGCTCTCGGCGCGCACCATGCTGTCCTCGGGCGACCCCGAGCAGATCGCCGAGTTCGAGACGCAGCTTGCCTGCCGCTACCACGAAATCGCCACCACCGACGTGGACCTGTCGGTGCTCGAGCGGCAGATGCAGCCTTGCGAGTGGTCCCGCCTGGGCGGCCAGCCGGCCGTGATCGGCCTGGACCTGTCCCGCGGGGGCTACGGGGCGCAATTGGACCTGACCACCCTGTGCCTGATGGTCGTCGATGGGCCCAACATCCGGGCGCGCAACGTCTCTTGGTGGGCCGGCATGGACATGGCGCTGGACGAGAAGCGGTGCCGAAACCCCCTCGGGCAGTGGTGCGAGCAGGGGTTTTTGCGCCGGATGCCCGGCGAGTTCCACGACATGACCATCGTGGAGGCCGAGATCGAGCAGCTGATGCGCCGCTTCGACGTGCGGAAGATCGGCGTCGATCCGCACCCGGCGCAGGCGCGCGACCTAAAGCGCTGGGCCGACCGCGGCTGGCCCATCGTCCCGCTCGACCAGTCGATCCGCACCATGGCGCCTGCGTGGAAGCTCTGGGGCGACCTCCTGAAGTCCCGCCAGCTGTTCTACGACGAGGATCCGGTGCTGCGGGCGGCGCTGAACGCGGTGCGCCTGGTGAAGGACAACGTGGGCAACATCCGCCCAGTGAAGGGCCGCTCGGCCGGCAACACCGACGCCGTGGTCGCCGGCAACATGGCGGCCATCCTGATGGAGCACCACCAGGTGCGCGAGACGAGCGGCATCGCGGCGAGCGCGTGTCCCATTGGATAGTGCGTAACTGTGTAAATCCGCTGGACATTCTGGGGCACATTCGTTCCATGCGAGTGTGCCGAGTTGGTTCTCCAGAATCTTCGCCGTCAAGCCCACGGTCGTCGTGTGGCAGAACGGTGCCACGGCCGCGACGGTCAACCCGTCGACTCTCCCGGCCGTGGTGCGCGCCGTGCAGCTCCTGGCTTCTGACATCGCCAGGCTGCCGGTGCGCGTCGAGCGGGAGGACGGTTCGGTCGTGGACGGCCACCCGGTCGCCCAGATGCTCACCCGCGACGCGAGCCGCTGGCAGTCGGGCTTCGACTTCCGCCGCTTCGTCACCGGCTGCGCGCTGACCTCCGGGAACGGGCTTGCGTTGATCCGGCGCGCCGGCGACGGAACGGTGGCCGAGCTGCAGCCCATCCCGGACGGCGCCGCGAGCGCCCAGTTCACCGACGAGGGCGTGGAGTACCGGATCAAGGACGTGAAGCTCACGTCCGACCAGGTCATCCACATCGGCGCCTACCCGGACCTCGACTTCCCGGCGTGGTTCGTGTCGCCGCTCGACGCGACCGCGCCGGCCATGCAGCTGGCGGCCGACCAGGACGCCGCGCACTCCGCGCTCGTCAAGACGGGCAGCACTGGCAAGATCAGCCTTTCGCACCCCGGCGCCATGAGCGACCAGGCGGTGCAGGCCATCCGCGACGCCTGGCAGACCATGCACGCGCAGGCCGACGGAGCCAGCCGGCCGCTGATCCTGCGCGAGGGGATGAAGGCCGAGCGGATCAGCCAGGAGACGAGCACCTCGAACCTCGAAAGCCGCCGCTTCTCCGTGCAGGAGATCGCGCGCGCCTTCATGGTGCCGCCCGAGATGCTGTTCCAGCAGGGCGGCGGCGCGCTGGCCAGCCAGGCCGAGACGGCGCGCGCCTACGTCGATGGCGGCCTGTCGCTTTGGTGCTCCGTCTGGTCGGCGGAGATAGAGCGCAAGCTGCTTGCCCCCGGCGAGCGCCTCCGATTCGACACGGACGTGCTGTTGCGCGGAAACCTCCGCGACGCCGGGATGGCCTTCTCGAAGCTCGTCCTCGCGGGCGTCATGGCCCCGAACGACGCGCGCCGCAAGCTCGGGCTCCCGCCCATCTCCGGGCTGGACACGCCGGAAGTCTCCATGCCGGGCGGCGCCGCGGCCGCCACGGGCCCGGACAACGACGGTGAGGACCAAGCCGATGCTTGAGCTGCGGTCCACGACGTTCGAGCGCGACGGCAACAAGCTCGCCGGCTACGCGGCGCGCTACAACGTCCAGAGCCACCCGCTGTCGTTCCGGTCGATCAACGGCGGCCGCCCGTTCCGCGAGATGGTCGCGCCCGGCGCCTTCGACCGCTCGCTCCAGGGGAACATTTCGATGCTCGTCTCCCACGAGCGCCGGGAACTGCTTGCGAACACGGCATCCGGGCTGCTCCAGCTGCGCTCGGACGCCGACGGCCTCGCCTTCGAGGTCACTCTCCCGGACACCACGCGCGCGCGCGACGTGCGCGCCATGGTCGAGGCGGGGCTGCTCACGGAGATGAGCTTCGGCTTCCACGTGAAGCGCGAGAGCTGGGACGGAACCACACGAACGTTGCACGACGTGGATCTCAGGGAGATCAGCGTCGTGGAAAAGGCTATGGCGGCCTACCCGCAGACGGTCGCCGAGGCTCGCACCTACCAGCCGGGCCTCGCTCGGCTCCGCCTGCGGATGAGGGCACTTTCATGAAGCAGACCGAACTTTTCCAGAAGAAGGCGCAGCTCGTCGAGCAGCGCGAGAAGCTCCAGAACGAGCTGAACGGCATCCTCGCAAACGACACGCTGTCGGCCGAGCAGGAAGCCCGCGGCAGCGAGCTGATGGACGTGCTCGAGCCGCTGAAGCGGGACATCGAGGACATCCAGGCCAAGCTGCACTCGTCGCAGCTGCGCGAGCGCTTCGCGTCCTTCGCGGCCATGGAGTCGGCCGTCTCCGAGGGCCAGAAGCGCAACGCCGAGTGGACGGCCACGACCGAGTACCGCGACCAGTGGCTCGGCTGGTGCCGCGGCGGCCGCGCCCCCGAGACGCGCGACATCACGACCTCGAGCTCCTCGGGCGTCCTGGTGCCCAAGATCTACGAGGCGGGGATCCTGAAGTACCTCGACCGCAACACCGTGGTCCGCAACCTCGCCGACCTCCGCACGGGCGTGAAGGGCAGCGTCACGCTGCGCCGGAACAACCTGGAGACGGACGCGGCGGCTTCGAGCTTCTGGACGACCGAGGCCAACAAGACGGCCACGGCCATCGACTCCACCCACACGGAGATCAACCTCAACCCCGTCGGCGGCCTGCCCAAGTCGGAGCTCACCCAGTGGGTGGTCCGGCAGTCGGACTTCGACATCGAGGCCGAGGTGATCACGCACCTCCAGAAGCAGATCGCCCGCGGCATCGAGTCGGGCTACACGGTCGGCACCGGCAGCGACCAGCCGACGGGCCTGTTCCTCCAGGACGCGGCCTTCAAGGGTCTGACGGTCAGCGCCGCGCACGGCGGCGGCACCGGCTGGGACGGCGCCTTCACGGTCGCCAACCTCACCGAGCTGCGCTACAAGACGCTGCCCGCGGAGTACTGGGCGCAGGCCGCCTGGGTGATGAGCCAGGACGCCTACTTCACCATCGCCAAGATCTCGACGGCGGCGTCTGCTGTTCCGCTGTTCGTGCCGAGCAACGACGCGGGCATCACGCAGGCCGCGCCGATGATGCTGATGGGCCGCCCGGTCTACATCGCCCCCTACGCGCCGGGCCGGCAGACGGCGGTGGTCACCAACTCCATCCCGCTCATGTTCGCGAACGTCAACGAGGCGTTCGCGATCCGCGAGTGGGGCGGCGTGTCGATGTTCCGCGACGACGTGACCACCCCCGGCATGGTGAAGTTCCAGGGCATGGTCTTCGTGAACTCGAAGATCGTGCGCCCGAAGGCGGTCGCCGCGCTCCGCATCACGCTCACCTGATCCAGTCCCCCGGAAAGGCCCTGGGGCGAGGGTTCACGCACCCTCGCCCCGGGGCTTGTGAGGAGCGCCCGTGCCGATCACGACGAGCAGCCTGAAGGACTCGGCGCGCGTCTACCACACCGGGGACGACGCGCACATCGCGCTCCTGTACGACGCCGTCGTGCGGGAGCTCGAGGAGCGGACGGGGTGGTGCCTGGACGTGGTCACGCGGACGCAGTACGTGCTCGAGCAGCCGTACGGGGTGGCGAAGCTGGTGCGCCTCGAGCGCCAGCCGGTGACGGCCTGCACGTGCGTGGACAAGAACGCGAACACCGTGAACCTGACGCTTGTCGAGATCAACGGCCTGAAGTACGCCGACCTGGACGAGCCGGACCTCGAGTACCCGCTGACCCTCACCATGACGTGCGGCAGCGGCACGGTGAACCCGCTGCTCGGCATGGCCATCCGCGCGCGGGTGACGCAGCTGAACGCCGCCCGCGGCGACGACACTGTGCCGCTGCGGTCTGACTACTGGGACAACATCTGCGCCATGATGGGCAAGGGGATCGGCTGATGGCCCACGTCCCCCACGGCATGATGCGGCTCCAGGTGGTCCCGAAGAACCCCACGGTCACCGTGGACGCCTTGGGGCAGGGCACCGAGGCTTTCGCCGCCATCAGCGGCCTCGCCGCGCTGCCGGCCTACATCGAGCAGATGGAGACGGCCGAGAGCGTGGACGACGGCGGGCCGGCCGTCCAGACCACCTACCGGCTGATGGTGCCATGGCACCCCGACGTGACCACCCAAACGCGCCTGGAGTGGAACGACAACGGGACCACCCGCTACCTGAACATCCGCGCCTGCACCGACCGCGACCAGCGCCGGCGCACCCTCGAGATCCAGGCGGTCGAGGTGGTCCTGTGAGCACGCCCGCGCTCAAGATCACCGTGGACGACAAGGCGCTGCGCGAGGCGCTGGCCAAGCTCCCGGAGCGGCTCAACGAGCGCGCCCGCAAGAACGGCGCCAGGAGGGCGCTGGCGCCCTTTGCCAAGAGCCTTGGCCGGATCTGGGCCGCAAGCCGCTACCGCGGCAAGGCGACGCACCGCAAAGCCATCCAGGCGGCCGCGCAGATGGACGTGCGCCGGCTGGG